CATATCCAGTCAACATAACTTTAGGATTGCCTCCTCTTTCCCAAATGAGTCGGAAGGTTTCATCCAAGTGGTCAAGTGAAAGGGTTCGGTTGGCTGAACCGCTGTCAGCGGAGTCCTCAGCAAAAGCCCATGTGTTTGCACTTCGGTCAATGGAGTACAAATCTTCATCGCCAGCGTCGTAGTGTGTACCGGATGCCATTGAGTTGTTACCAGTGGTGATTCGGTCAAGTGACTCAATATCGTTTCCAGCAGGGGTTGTAACATCAGTGGTGAGCATTCGGTTGATGTGCTCTGCGTGATGCTTACCCATTTCTTCTTTCAAGACTGAGCGAATGTCACCAAGACCGTCATCTTTGTCGTTCAAGAAGATAGCCATCTCGGACATGTCAAAGGTGTGTGCAACCGTCTTTGGCTTTGCTGCCACATTTTGGAAGGTTGGCTTGGTGGTGTCAGGGAGTGTGCCGTTCTCTGCAATTCCGCCACCGGAGGTGAAGGAAGGCTTAGCAGTAACAACTCTCCAACCGCTTCTGTCCCACGGTTTCTTTGGGAGGATGCTGAATGCGTTGAATTCTTGGTTCAATTGTGACCAAACTTTGCGCCCATAGATTGCTTGGTAAGTACCAGCGGTTGTGGACAACAACGGTGCATCTGCTTTCAAAAGTTCGCTACCAGTGTAGGAGTAGCCCATTGATTGGCCTGCCCCGTAATAGTATCGCTCCATATCGTTTACTGTTCTCATGTATTCTCTTGCCATGTTTCATACCTCCTCATTGGTGGAAAACGCTGTTAGCCAATTGGTGTACCTCTGACCAATCCATGTTTCCAAGTGCCTCTGTTGATGGGATTTCAACAGTGGAGTGTGATTTGCGAACTTCTGTACCTGAGCCAGCACCGATGTTGTCAATGCGGGAACTTAGGTCACTCAAAGCCTTCTCAATGTTAGCGAGTGGAGTTCGTGCGTCAAAGGCTGCTGCTGCTCGTGCTTCGGCCTCAGCATTCAATTCCTTTGCAAGTCGGTCAGCAAAGACAGTTCCCAAGTTGCTCTTGAATTGCTCTTCAAGAGAAGCAGCCTTGTAAACTTCGTAAGCAGCCTCAAGGTCTGCTGCTGAGACTTCGGATGGGGAAAGGTAGCCTTTAGCGACTGAGCCACCGCCACCGCTGTTGAGTTTACCAATAGCGTTGGTTGATGGTGAGCCGCCTTCTGTTGCACGACCCTTCACTTGGCCTGCAAAGTAGTCTGCACCGTCGCCAATTTGCTCAGGTGTGCTACCAAGATTTGCTTTTGTAATTCCATCAAAGTGAGCACGAGCAGCGTCAGTGTCTACTCCAGCACCCTTCAATGTGTTTTCCATCCAGTTCAAGTATTCAGTGGTGATAACATCACTGTACTCGCCTTTCGCATACATATCTTCTTTCTTTTCTTCGTCAGCGGTCATTTTATCACCTGCATCTTCTTCTTCGTCTTTTGGTTTGTCCTTTTCTTCTTCGTCAGGTTTCTTGCCTTGCATGAAAGGAGGCATCTCGCCTTTTTCCATTGCATCAAGTCTGCCGTTCAATCTGTCCAAGACACTGGACAACTCTCCAAGTACATTATCTTCGTTCATATTTGTGTCCTCCTTCAATATACGGAATGTCGCCTCCGGGTTTATACCTTTTTCACAAATGGTGACTTCGTGAAGTTCAAGTTTGGAGATTTCAGTATAGTCACCGTGTTCTTGGTCACTCTTTCGCATTCGCTTGAATGCTTGTCCTCCAATACTGAACCCACGCAGTGCGCCCTTGCGAATTTCATTGGCAACTTCTCGTGCCTTCTCAATGTCATCTCTTAGTCGGATAACGACGAACATACCTGCGTCGTCAACACCTGACTTCCACAAACGACCTTCGCTGTCTGTGTAATTAGGAATAACTTCTCCAACTTGAATGTTTGAATGTGCAAGTTGCACATTACGGAATCCGTCAGCCTTCATAAATGAATCAAATGCATCTCTAAGTGCGCCTCGTGTAATAAGGTCGCCTTGCTTGTCTACCATCTCAACTGATGCGTAGCCTGCAATAATAAGGTCATTGGCCGACTTGACAATGCTGATGTTCCCACTGTGCTGGACAGGGGAAGTTCGCAGGGTCGTTGCGGAAGCCATTGTTCTATAGACAACGCTCATACTATTTAATCAAGTATGGAAGGTGGCTTTGTCCGATGTGACTTCTAATACACCTTCTTCCATAGGCACAGTGATGCTTTTAGGTGGCTTTTCTTCGTCTGTATTCGGCTCTATGTCCGAATCTTCACCGGGTCGCTTTCTGTTGTCAAAGTCAGGCATGGTTTTTTCATCATGAAGATTGGTTGCACCTGTAGGTGATTCTAAAGGAGTAGCGTAGTCTATAGCCAATCCTTTTGCACCAGCATTAGAAACACCGACAGAACCAGCGGTGCTTTTCATAAATTTATCAAGCAGCACCAGTCCTTTGACAAGCACCTTTTGCTTTTCTTTACGCTTCCACCAATCAGTATTTTCTTCTTTGTCGGGTTGAATAAGCGGTTTACCGTCGCCTTTACTTTCGTGAACTTCTTCTTTTTCAGCAATTTCTACACCTGCTTTGAGCATAGCACCTGCCACTGGACTCCAATACTGCCGTTGACTTTCAGCAAGGCGGATGAGATAATTACTCTTGGCTAATGGAGAATGCACCATCCATTGATGACCACTTTGTGTACACTTATACACGACATCTCCTTGAGGCATGTTGATGCGAATGCCTGACTTTGCACTTTGAACTTCACAGAGCCATTGCGTATCTTCGGCTTTCGCCAATAAATCAAGAGTCTCTCTACTGACAAGCCCTTCACCTTCGGCTTCGCCAATAATCTTAGAGCCTGTTAATGTGTAGATATTATTGTTATCAACACCTTCTACCTTACTTACATTTGCAGCACTAACTCTTACATGGTCACCTTCGTTAAACTTTTCAGGGCTATTGAAAGCAACTCCGACATCCATGTATATCTCGCCATCGGATTCTACGGCTCTATCTCCAATTTTATCTTCTTGAGTAATCGGCCCAGTTCCAAGTCGGTAAGTGTAAGGGCTACTGCCTCTACGCTCTAAAACTCGTAAAACCACATCTTGACCGGGCTTGAGCATAACCCATTTGGGGTGGCGGAGTTCGCCAACCATATACACTGACTTAGCATCTCGTAACAAAAGTCCATCGTAGGTCTTACTCAAATCATCTACAATTGATTTAAGTCCGGCATCATCAGTCAAACGAGTATCACTTGCGCTCGGTGTATGGATATTTTCAATACCCTCCATCCCACCTCGTAAGACTTTGATACGGTCATTAAGTGGTTCGCTATGCACTTCTTTATCACCAAATTTAATGACATCAAAAATATAGTAACCGTCATCTAATTTGATAACATCAACTTGGTAGTCTTTGTCTGTGACTTTCTTGAAGTTCTCCTTATCTTCGTCACTAAGTGTAAAGGAATCGCATGTAATTTTGTCATCTTCCTTTTTCACAAACCCTCGTTCACCTTCGGGCATATGAGACACAATCCAATCACCTGTGAATCCTCGCAACTCTTCAAGGTCGCTTAATTCAAAAATACGATGCATGGGTTGAAGAATCGGAACTTTGTTACCAATCTCTTTTCGTATAATGTCGGGATTGGTAAGGTCAGCCAATCCGACATCCGATTTATGAACAGAACGAGCATCCATATTACGACTACTCATGTATTCGTCGGTTTTAAATTGAGCGCCCATTTTTTCCTGTGTGTTCAATCGGTCTCGCTGACTTTGATGGTCGGGATGGCGAAGCATGGTCATCCATTCTTCGGGCGCAACCGCCTCCCAAAATTTACCCAACGGTTGAACTAATAGTTGAGGATGTCCTTCGGGTACAGGTATGATTTGCACATCACCCTTTCTTGACATTTTATATCTAAAAGTAGGATGCCACCATCCACCGAATTCATGAGCAAAGCCCGTTGAATTATACAGACTATGCACAGAGTGAGAATCTGTACCGAATTGGTCTACAGGAACTGGCCTTATACCACGCTTTCGTTCAGTTACCACCTTTGGTGGAGTGATTGAAGGAATGTCTGTGATAAGAGAATCAAGTTTTTGCTTGACATTCCAATAATCATTTTCATACTTTGCCATGCCCTTTCCGCCAGCAGAAGGGAGTAAATCCTGTTCGGGCTTTTCTCGCTTTTTACTCGGTCTTGGGTCAGCGTTGTATGCGAGGAAATGATGAATTCCAATTTTGTCATTACGCTCATCACTACTTTTGTGACCAATATTGTTGTAAAGAGCATTGACTATTTTAAGGAAATTAGTATCACGCACACGCTGGTCTTTTTTCAGCGACTCATGTGCTTTGTCAATGTCCATATCAGGGTATCGTTGCTGAATAATTTGGCGCATCGTCATAACGGGGGCAGAAAACGAGGGGTCTTGTTGTAACTCAGGTACAAGGATGTTTTCTAAATAATCAGTAACCGTTTTCCTTGCATAGTGTTCATTAGGGTCAAGACCTAACTGCGTCATGAATCCATCAATGTCTCCACTTTGTAAATTAGCGTGATGAGGATGCTGTTGAAGAGCATGTTTAACTTGAATACCGTCATCAACTTGTCCACTCAAACCCTCTTCTGTATAATTCTGCATTGCTTGTGTATGAATACCATGTTGTTCATGCGGCACAGTGTTGAGATAATCATTTGCCATTTTTGCAAACATTCTCATGTTTGCCTCAGCCGTTTCATGGTCAGCATTGGGATTAAAGATAAAATCGTGCAACTCAGGGTCGGATGTGCGAATCATTTCTTTAAGTTGCTTTGCTGCTGCTGTAATTGCATTTGTATCGGCCACAAGTCGGTTTTCCAAAGTTGAATCATGACCGTCAGGGCTAAACCGTTGCCCTGTCATAGTTCCAGTTTCTAATTGACTTTCAAGTTCACTAATCTTATTGTTAAGTTCTTGAATTTGACTATGAATTGCATTTGCACCACGCTCATCACCGATTTCTTCACGAATTTCCTTACTTTCTTCCAACATAGTAAGTTGAGCAATTGCCTCTTCGTATTCATTTGTTATCTCACCATATTCTGTTGTTCCACTAAGAGGCTGCGTACTAAGAACAGGTGTGACCTCACCACTTGGATTTAGTTTATCGGCAAACCCTCCCCCTGCTAATGACTCCGAAGGCGTATGCCATGTGCGCTTAAATCGTTGTTGAATTCGTGCTCTCCTTCGCTGATATTCTTCTTCAAGTAAATCCTTGACATCATCGGAAGGCGCAATCGCCATATCTCTTTCAAATTGCTCATCTAACTGTTTTAATTCATTTTCTTCATCAGTTTGACTTACACCTTGTTTTGTACTTCTTAATGGTAAAAAGTCCTCTTTATGATAAGCCAAAGTAGGATTGATATTGCCAGCATTGATGTTTAACACATCTCTTTGTGGATTCATCGGTGGTTGTGCAAAACCTAACATTGTGCCAATATTGTGATAAGAATGGGCGCTTTGTGCTTCCATTGATTCATCATCACCGGAACTACCTTTGCCAACAAAAGGATGAGCAACTCGTAGATTTCCAAAACCCTCACCTTGTAAAATTTTATGATGCAGGGCGCTAAATTCCCCCGTAGAGCGAGCATTATGATATAATTTGTACATTTCATTATTATCAGCCGAATCAACTGTAGAAGCGTGTCGTGCAAATTGTGCATTTTGACCTTTTAATCCCTTTATGCGACTTGACATATGCACATTGTGAGGGTTGAGTAACGAAGCAGAATCTCTTAACATCGGGTCGCTGGCCGATACTGCTGCTCTTACTTCTTTACCCTTACTTCTTTGACTAAAGAGTTGGGATTCTTTTTGACCAAACGGTGCAAGATAAGGTAACATACCTATGTCCAATAATTCACCGTATTGTTCATAATCACCCCGTATATCTCCTAATTTACTTCGCACTGAAATATTATTCGGTGTTCTTGTGAAAAGTAAACTATGTTCTTGGTTATTTTCTATATGAGGTTCGTATTCTAAATCTTCTTGCTCTTCTTCCTCTTCGGGAATAAAATCTTGACCATAATATCCACTTACATCAAAAGATGGTTCTTTTTTCGCTTGTTCTTTTTTACGGTAAAGTAGACTATGGTGGTGAAGTAGATTATACAATTCATTTGGATTTTTAGCAAGACCACCTTTTCCTACAAATGGTAAATGCCAATAAGTAGAAGCCGTTTCGTTATCATCAAGATAATCGTATGAATCAGGATTCATGGCAAAACCATAATGTATAGGTGAATGCGCTCGTGCTACTCTGCCCGAATTGACATTGGTAATAGCACTGAGTTGGCGTTTTTTCATAATCTCATCAACTTCATCTTGAGAGAATTCTCCACCATCCCATAATTCACCCCATATTGGGTGTTGACCTTGAGGGTAAAGATTGTGATTCTCATCAATACCGAGCAGCAATTTTAATGATTCATAACCGGGAAAGTATTTCTGCGTACCTTCTGCTTTCAAACCTTTGGCATCTTTACCAACTGTGACTCTTTTTTCTAACGGAACATAATCAATACTCCCATCCTTATTCACATAAGGCACTTCACTGGGAAGGATATTTCTTTTATTATCACCAGTGACCGTGTTCATATCTTCAATCATTCTATTGAAATGAGAGATGCTTCTTTCCCATGCCCGTTCATCTTTACCGGGTGGTTGATGCTCAAGTAATGCTTGGTAGTTTAACTCAGGAGATACATATGAAGCCTCTTCGGATAAACCAATTGGCATAGTTTCTATCCCATGACCCGGCCTGTCAGGATGCCGAATCCACATATCGTATAATGGAGAAAAGCGTTGATGGAAATTACGAATAGTTCTCGGAATGAAATTCGGATTGTTAGGAAAACGGTTCGTTTTAAACGCTTCTTTGATTCCCTTTGTTTGTAAATGTTGATAAAAATCATTGCGTTCTTGCGGAGTAAGCCATTCTAATCCAAACAAGTAATCCATTAAACCTAAGTTTCTTTTCCACTCTTGTTTCTTTTGATTAATGTGTATGTTTTTTAACTCACGCTCAATTTGTTCTTCATCAGCACCTTGCTCTTCCAAATGCCGTGTGATGTTATCAACATCTTTTGCATTATTAATTTTCCAACTGTTGTAATCATGAAGGTAAAGTGCATGGTTTGTGCCATGCTCTGTATCTAACTTTTGATAAAAAGAATCGTTTAATAAAAACTTAGCAGGGTTTAGTTCATCACCCACATGCGATTCCCAGCGGGATTCTTTTTCAGCATCTTTTTCACTTTGAGAAAATCCATCTTCATCATGGTAGAAATTTCCAACAATGTTATGCATTTCGCCATGTAGTGGATTCATATCCGAGCCAAGAAAATTATGAAAAGCATAAGGGTCACTCGCTTCACCTTCACTCATTCTCATCTGTCTACCCGCAAGTGATTGACCGGGCATCGGAGGTATAACTCTCTCCTCATCATAACTGGGGTTATCGGATAAATTAATCCCACCTGTTTGGGCCAAAGCAGTACCCATACCTTGCTCACTTGTTCCTTGCGCCATTAATTGACCCTGTTCTGCTTCCCTTTCAAGGTCAACAAAATTAGAAGAAGTAACTGGGGCATCATCTTCTTTCTTAATAACCGAATTAAACATATTAAGGAGGGCTTCATCGCTTTTACTCAAAATGTAACCATTTCGCTCAGCACTAATGGCTGCAAAGTAAAAGTCAGCACCTGCGTCAAATTTACCAATACCATCTATGAGAGACTTCGTAAATGTATTACGATGTCTGTCAAGAGTTTCTAATGGCCCTTCACGCATTATAATCACCAGCCGTTCAAAGCAAACGGCTGGAAAGTCGGTCTACAGACTTTTTCAAATCGGTCATTGTTGGGCCGTCACCGCCTGCGGTATTCTCTAAAGCACCAGTCGTGCTAAATGCAGTTGGATAGTATGGGTTCTTATCAAGCACATTGCTTGATTCGGAGATTGCGCCTGCGTTCTTCACATCTTCTACTTCGGGGATGGTATTGTTTGTGCTATAATATTGGTTAGGAACACCGGCAGGTTGAATTTCAAAACGAGCACTACCTTGAGTTGAGCCTTCTTTTTGACCACTGTAATCCGGCTGAGAGCCTTCTTTCTTAGCAATACGGCCTTCTAAATCCTTAGCAGCCTTTAGTAATTCATACACTTTGTCATTTGCTTGCTCAAATCGTGGTCTCATGTTTATCACTCCATTCCCATTGGGTTACCGATTGCGCCCGATTCTTTGGCTTGCTCTGCCAATGCATGAATCTCCGACCAATCCATATTGTGGAAGTCTGCATTTGTTTGTGGTACGCTGATAGACGAACCATCTTGAGTCTTTAAGATACGATTGTCAAAATCTTCTCTAAGCCCATCGTGTAGAATGTCTTGAGGTCGCTGAGTAGCAGCCACAACAAAACCTGCCTTTCTTAGCATGTTAGAAGGATTGGCGAGCATCTTTTTGAGTTCTCGGTTTTCTGCTTGTAAATCCTTTAGACCTGCATCCATTGATTCCATCTTTGTAATCAAAGCACTCATCAATCGTTCTGCAACATTGTCTCTCTCTTCTGTCACAGTTTCACCTCACAGTGTTCGGTTGTTCAACCTTCGGTTAAGGTTACCAAAGCGAGCAGTGCGAATCGTTCCGGGCAAGATATTTTCAGTAGCAGTGTGAATATTCTGCACTTCGTTCATTTTGCGGATTGGAACGCCACCTGCGTAAATATCATTGACTCCGGCCATCTTATCCGATTTGATAACAGTAGCCTCAATGTCTTGACTAAGATAGTCAGCATATTTCATGATTTCATTGATGTGTGTTCTTGCTGACACACCATCTTGACTTTCAAGCGCCTTGTAAAACTCATCAACATGAGAGCGCATTTTTCGTGCCATCGGGTCTAACTTCTTCAAGTCCATTACAATTCCCCACTACTCTACTTGACTTTAAACTTCCTAAGCGCCCCGTATGTTTCGTGCGTTAATAATTCCCTGCGCTGCTTGCTCTATGCCACCCATTGGTGCGCCATTTTGCTGAACGCTTGAAAACGGTGCGCCTGCACCCATACTGGTTCTATTTTGAGGACTTGCTGGGCCTCTATTTCTCATTCCAAAACCTTCTCCACCGGGATTCGCCATACCGGGAACTTGGGCTTGCCTACCCATTTGAGCGGCTAAGGCCGGAGGAATGTTGCGACTTGGTAATGCACCGGGCGTTCCCATACCACCGCCCATTTGCATACCGCCCATCGGCATACCGCCTTGTGGTGGCATCGGTGGTTGTTGCGCTGGGTCAGGTTGTTTGTAAATAAAACGAATATCACGATTTGAATCTTCAACAAGCGTCGGTTGATAACCCATCATCATCATACGCTGTGCAATGTTGACTTCCATCTCATCACGACGAAGGCGTGTAACTTCATCTTCTTCTTCGTTTGGATAAAGTGTCAATTCCCAATCGCTGATGTCCATTTGCTCTGTTAAGCGAGGAAACAAATGTTTTGTGTAGACTTTATGCCCAAACTCAACGGCTCGGTTAGTGACAAGTATTTGCATACCTTCGTTGTTAAGACCACCTGACTTACCTGTGTCCATCATAAAGACATTAGACACACCATAGAACGCAGCAATCCGTTGCCTCATTTCATCACGAGCAGGTATGTATTGCATTTCTTCAAGGCTATCCATCAACTTAACCCAATTCACACCGCCTTTTCCATTACCTTCTGTAGCGATTTTAGGAATGTAATGTGGGTCACGCTCAAGTTTTTCATCAGTGGCTTTCCAAAACGCTTTCATTGATTCAAGATTTTCTGTTGTAATGCTCAAGATACCTCGTGGGATTCTACGCTTTGAATAAGCCGTGTACATGTAATTGTCCATCGCAGTAAGTGTCATGGCTTGTCGCCAAAGAGTTGATACTGGACTTCGGCCATACAATTTAGAAGGTTGGTATTTACTGACATGGATAACTTCTCCTTTCAAGTAATACTGCGTTTTACCACTCCCTGCTGTATTGACATGGTGAACATCTTCCATATCAAATCCACAAGTCGGGCATGACTTATCCTCTTCCGAATATGATTTGACTTCGGTACGATGAACCGGACATACACGGAAGCGACCACCTCTTACACCACGCTTATCTGCAATGATTCGCATAAAGATAGGGTCACCTCTTACCACTTCTTTGACACGGTAAAACGCCATTTCATTCGTTTCAGGGTCTATGTAATATTCTTTGATAAGAATAAGGAACGCATCGTCGGTGATGTTTAAGTCGTATTCTATTTCTCTTAACACATCCATGAAAGTCTGTTCCATTGAATTCCGTTGGTCTAAGAGCCACTTTGCATACACCAGTTGATTTGGGTCAGGCTCAATCAAATCCATACTGCCACAGTCTTTACATTCGTCAACATCGTGTTTGAATTCTGCATCACAGGCTGTACATTTCTTTTGGAATTTCTTTTCCCAATAATAACCTCTGCGAAAAATCTCCTGTTGCAATGTGCTCAAGACTGTTCTTAAAATCAAATTTTCATTGGCTACTGAGTAAAGAGCAGGGATAGTAATACCTTGAACAAGCACAGGCTCTTGAATACCCGTTGTCCATAACGGCATCTGTGGTTCGGGAGTTGTTCTTCTACGGAACGGACTACCGATTGATTCAAGCAATTTACCTACTCTACCCTTTTCTGCCATTACAATGCCTCCGCCCAACTGATGACTGTATCACGGTCTACTCCCCACTCTCGCAGCGACTCCTCGCCTTTAACCGTTCCATCACGATTTGAAAATTGGACAAACCGTTTTAATTGATTTTTACGGATGGGGTCGGATTCATTAATGTAAGCAATGACCGCTTTTGCTTGCATATCTTTCATACGGAGATGTGGTGTAATGTTACTGAGTAGTTTTGTTAAATCATCTTTGGAATAAAAACTGACACGGTGTTGGCTTCGTTGACCATCTTTGAACACTTTTTGGTCTAACTGTAACACACCAGCACCGATAGTTTTGTGCAATTCTTCACAGTGCATTCTACCTCTGTCACCTGTAGCAATAAAGCCTGCTCGTGGCTCACCACGCTCAGTAATTGTGATATAACCATCAGCATCAAGGAAACCGGCTGCATATGACCATGTATCTTTGATGATAAGGCCATCACGGTTGAGCGTCATAAATTCACCCTTACGATGTCCTTTGATGATATTGATTTCCTCTCCATACATGGTAAGTAGTTTTGAAAGTCGGTTTGAATTTAATCTTGGTACGCCTTTTTCAATAAGGTTACTCGTAATGGCTCTTGCTGACATTGCACCCTTATCTTCAATCTCTTCCTTAGCAAGATGTAGCCATTTCTGTTGTTCTTTGGAAAGCGTATCAAATTGATGCAAGGCTGTTTTCCACATCTTTCTCGCATCTTGTTTTTGTTGCATAGCACCGACCCATGCTAATTTTTCTTCTTCGCCCCATACATCTTGGAAATCATCTAACTTAGAGAGGGCATCTTCTGCGCTATCCCATGTATTACACGCTCGCATAATGCCGGATTTACGAGTTTCACCAAATAACCGCAAGGCTCTCAAATCTTTATCACTCAATCCCATTTTCCTCATCGTTTCTTGATAAGGCTCTGACCACGATAAACGACTAAGCGTTGCGTCAACTTCCGCACTTTTAAGTGCTCGTACACTTGAGATGATGCTATCAATTTCATCTTTATCTTCTTTGAATACTCGTCGTGCCTTCCTCAAATCTTTGATAATTTCACTGGCACTTTTACCAATTTTATCTTCAAACCAACCATCTCCAGTAGGTGAAAAAGGTGCATATTGCGGCTTTGGAGTATTATTTTCTGTAAAAATCATTGATTGGGAGGCGATTGATTTAGCGATGGTCGCATCAACACGAGGATGAGATGTTAGACTGGAAGCGATGGTAGTGAGAACATCATTCTCCATATCAACAACTTCGGTGAAGTTCCCAACAGACAAACTCGGCCACATCATTCTACCCCAACTTTTGGTGTCACTTAATCATATCGTAAACCAACTTGCCCCCGCAACATGATTTTGGTCAACATCTCCGAACCAATCATCAACTCCGTCAAGATAATCATCAAGTAATACGATGTTGCCCCTGAATTCTTTTGTCGCCCAATTTGCCAAAGCCACACTCACGGCCAAGTCATCGTGACTACCCACAGATTCTAAACGACCATTCTTTTGCATTCCAAAACGACTTAACTGGGTTTCAAGCGTTCTTGTAAATTCTTTGCTTTTTTCATCACCAAAAGGTGTCTTGATATGCCCTTGTTCAAAGGCCAGTAGTAGACTCATGAACATAGATTCTTTCTTGGCTCGTGTTGTCATAAAAATCTTAATTGGCATATCCGCAGCCATTTCACGCATTTCTGCTTCTAACATACGCTGAAAGTTATTACCTTCAAGTTCAATCAAATCGGGTTGAAATTTATTGTTCAATGAAACCATTGTCCTTTTTTGTGCCATAGAAGAAAGACCTTTTTCATGAACACTATGAATGAGTTGCTTAGTCTCTTCGCCCGGTAACATTCGCATCACCGTCATAGCCGTGTAGTCTGCATTTTTATCCGACGAGATAGCAGGGTCATAGCCAATAAAATGTTGACCAAATATACCAGTTGCTTCTCCATTATCGTCATATTCATACTCGGCTTTGTCTATGAGTTTGAGATTCGGGTCTCGTGCTCTCTCAAGTAAATTCATTGGGAACATACTTGACATATCATGGATTGGCTCACATAAATACTCACGAGCAAACTTAATCGCAGGCATTGAATTTTCACGCTGTTTGAGGGCTTCAAGATTCCATCGCTCAGGCCACAGTGCTTCACCTTGTGCATTGATAGCCGGATAAGTTTCTACAGTAAAGGTATCTTTGGTTTCAAGTTCAGCATACAAATCGTTGTAACTAAACGGTGTACCGACCATCATCAATCTACCGCTGTGGTGAAGAACAGGAAGTAAAACGGTATAGAACCAATCAGCGGCTCGTTGAAGTTCGGAAGCCGTAGTTCCCCATAGAATATCATCACACACAACGACATCCGGGTGGAAACCACGAGTAGCACCACCAACTGACTTTGCCATAATACGAGAGCCATTAGTAAACTCAAAGTACGACTTTGCCCACGGTTTTCCTTGTGGCTTAAGCCCTTTGAGAATATCACTTGATTCAATATTATTACGAATAAATCGCATGTGCTCAAGTGTCTGTTCTAACGAGTGACTAAAAACCATAACATGCGTATTGGGCGTAAAAGCGGCTAACCAAAGTGCATACGACATAAAAAAGACAGATTTGCCGTGGTCACGAGAAGCCTTGACGCAGTAGTAACGGTTGCCGTTAAGTCCTTTAAGCCAACAATCGTGATGGTATGAAAATTCAAACTCAAGAATCTCAGTGAAAAAATACTCAAACGACTTTT